ACAAATGGATTGTGTGAAAGATGCTTAAAGAAGCGGAATATATAATCCAGCAGTAATAGTACATCATAAAGAATATGTTACTGATACAAATTATGAAGATGATAACGTATTTTTTAATATAGATAATCTAGAAAGCTTATGCAAAGATTGTCATAACAAAGAACACTTTAGTGATAATGAAGAAGAGTATATATTTGATGTAGACGGAAATGTAGTAAAGAAAGATTAATAATAACAAACATATTAATAAATTATGTGAAGTTTGATTAGTTCCCCCCCACATCACTATTTATAACGAGCTCATGGGAGAACGGTGGGTGGGGCTTCAAAAAATACACAAGTCATTTTATGTGAGGGGTGTAGTACAAGGAGGTGTAGATGTGGAAGAAGAAAAAGTTGACATGCGTGAAAAAATAAGTGGTCAAGAACTTATTGATAAAAATAAGAAGATTACAAAAGAAACAAATAAATTAAAAAAATTATTTAAAGAATTACCAGAAAATAAAAAGAAAATGGCAGAAAAACTAATTGAAAATGCTTCTTTTATGTCTATAACACTTGATGAACTTAAAGAAGACATAAAAATATATGGTGTAAAAGAAACATATGTAAATGGTAAAGATCAGTTTGGTTTTAAGGAATCAATAGAAAGTAAAACATATAACACAATGGTAAAAAATTATATGAATATAATAAAACAATTAAATGATATGTTGCCGGAAGATAAAAAAATAAATGAGGATGATGAATTTGAACGATTCAATGGTTCTCTATGACATATATTGAAGACTATTATCAATTCTTGCTTAAAAATCCAGATAGGGCTTGCTATAAAGTTTTAACTACATATAAGAAACTTGTAAAAGATTTATATAATCCGAAACAAGTTTCTTTTTTTAACGAAATAACAGAGGAAGAAGAAACACATACATATATATTTGATGAACAAAGAGGAAACAGACCAATTGAGTTTATTGAAAAATTTTGCAAACATTCGAAAGGAAAATGGGCAGGAAAACCTGTTATATTGGAATTGTGGCAAAAAGCCTTTATTCAAGCATTATTTGGATTTGTCGATAAAGAAACAAGATTCAGAAAATATAAAAAAGGAATATTAGATGTTGGAAGAAAAAATGGCAAATCTACAATAGATGGTGGATTGGGGAATTACATGTTAACGTCTGATGGTGAAGGCGGAGCGGAAGTTTATTCAGTAGCTACTAAAAAGGATCAAGCAAAAGTTGTTTGGGAAGAAGCTAAAAGAATGATTAAAAAAAGTCCCGTTTTAGCCAAAAGAGTAAGATGCTTGGTAAATGGCTTATTTTATGATAAAACAGAAAGCTTTTTTAAAGCGCTTGCATCTGATTCTAATTCGCTCGATGGATTAAATGCTTATTTTGTAATATGTGATGAAGTACATGCATGGAAAGATAAAAATTTATTAGATGTTATGTATGATTCAATGTCTGCAAGAGAACAACCGTTGCTTTTAGAAACATCAACTATGGGAACTGTTAGAGAAAGTGTATTTGACAATGAATATGAATATGCTTCTGCAATAATAGACGGATATGAAGGAAAAGAAAATGGAATTGAAGATGAAACTGTTTTAGCAGTAATATATGAACTAGACAGTCCAAGTGAATGGTTAGATGAAAAGAAGTGGTACAAGGCTAATCCTGGATTAGAAACTATAAAGAATATTAAAGACTTGAGAGACAAAGTAAATAGAGCCAAAAATAATCCAACAGAATTAGCCAATTTGCTATGTAAGGACTTTAATATTAGACAAAATGAACAAGATAAATGGTTAAAATTTGATATTGTAGAAAATAAAGACACATATAAGGTGGAAGATTTATTTGATACATATGCAGTTGGTGGAGTTGATTTATCAAGTACAACTGACTTAACGTGTGCAACATTGCTTATAATAAAAGCAGGTCAAAGATATGTGTTGCAGCAATATTTTATACCTAGTGAAAGATTAGAATTTAAAATAAAAGATGATAAAATACCGTATGATAAATGGGAAAAAAGAGGTCTTGTAACTGTGTGCGAAGGAGCGAAAGTCAATTATTCAGATGTAACACAGTGGTTTCTGAAAATGCATTATGAATTTGATATTTCTGCATTATGGATAGGATATGATCCGTGGAATACACAATATTGGGTCGAAGAAATGAAAGAGCAAGGTTTTGAAATGGTAGAAGTAAGACAAGGTGCAAAAACAATGTCTAATCCGATGAAACAGCTAGAAGCGGATTTAATAGAGAAGAAAGTTAATTACAATAATAATCCTGTTTTGAAGTGGTGCTTGTGCAACACAGCAGTAAAAAGGGATGACAACGACAATATAAGACCAGTCAAAGGTCAAAAACAAAGAGCAAGAATAGATGGAGCAGTAAGTTTAATAATAGCTTACTGTGTTTTATCTGAAAAAATGAATGATTATTTAACACTACAGGAGGCATAGAATGAAGAAAGAGAAAAGAAGCTTATTTAACATGATATTTGGAAATAAGATTCAGAAAATGGTAAATGACAGCACATTGAAGTTGCTAAGCGGATACAATGCAACATATTCAAACATATCAGATGAGATAGAAGAAAATATAATTGCAAAAGAATGTATTCATGTTATAGCTACTCATTGTGCAAAAATGATTCCTAAACATTATCAACAAAACGGCGATGTCAAAAACCATATACAGGGAGCAATAGATTATATAATAAGCATTAAACCAAATCCATATATGACTACATATGATTTTATATATAAAACTGTAAGTTTGTTGTTAGCACAAAATAATGAATATATTTATATAGATATAGATAGTAATGGAAATTTAAGAGGACTATATCCTTTAAACCCATTATTCTGTACTCTTGTAGAATGCAACAATGAAATTTGGTTGAAATTTCAGTTTTTAGATGGAAACACATATTATGTGAGATATGATAGAGTGATTCATTTAAGAAACTTTTTTGTGAAACATGATTTTTATGGAGAAACTAATGAAACATTAAAAGGTGCTTTGGAAACTCAAACAGTAGCGGATGATGGAATAAAAAATGCTATTAAGATAAGTGCATCACTGAGAGGTGTTATAAAAGCTTCGCAAGCTATGTTGAAAGATAAAGACATAGAAAAGATGAAAAATGATTTTGTGGAATCGCTATTATCAAGTACAGATGGGATTGGTGGATTGGATGCAAGACTAGATTTTAAAGAAATTAACTTAAACCCAGTATTACTTGACAAAGAACAACTTTCAATAGTAAATGGAAATATATATAGTTATTTTATGATTTCGGAAGAAATTATAAAAAGTAAATATACAGCTGATGAATGGAATGCTTTTTACGAAAGTGTATTAGAGCCGAAGGCTATTCAAATGGGACAAGCGTTTACTAATGCTATATTTTCAGAGAGAGCAATAAAATCTGGACACAGAATAGAGTTTTCAGTTAATCGTATTAAATATGCTAAAACTGAAACGAAAATAAGTCTTATTAAAGAAGCAGGAGCGTTAGGATTATTAACAGTAGACGAAGGACGTGAAATATTAGATTTACCAGCAATTGGCGGAGAAGAAGGAAATAAGAGGTTACAGACCTTAAATGTAATAAATGCAAATTTAGCAGATGAATATCAGGGAGGTGTAAAAAGTGGAAAAAGCGATAAAGGAAATGAGAGTTAGTGAATTAAGAGCATTGCAAGAAGAATCAGACGATATGATAATTGAAGGATATGCAGCTGTATTTGAGCAAGAAACAGACTTAGGATGGTGCAAAGAAATTATTAGTAGAGATGCTTTTAATGATTGCAATATGTCTGATTGTGTATTTAAGTATAATCATAATGACAATTGCTTAATACTTGCAAGAACAAGAAATAAAAGCTTAGAGCTATTAACAGATGAGAAGGGGTTAAAAATAAGAGCTAAATTAATAGATACAACCCAAAACAGAGACATATACAAAATGATACAAGCAGGCTTACTTGATAAAATGAGTTTTGCATTTTCTGTAAGAAAACAAGAGTGGGATTATGAAACAGATACAAGAAGAATTACTGAAATATCTCAATTGTTTGATGTATCTGTAGTTGATGTTCCTGCTTATGATGGTACAGAAATATATGCAAGAAGCAAAGAAAATTATGAAGAAGAAAAAAGAAAATATCAAGAATTTAAGAATGAAAAAGAAAAATTAAAATTATTGTTAAGTTTATAATCTCGATAAAAGAAGTGGTGGTAGAACTGCTTCTTTTTTGGTTGGTAGAAATCAAATAGAGTCTTTATAAAAACGGTGGTAGAACTGTTAAAAATTAAATAGGAGGAATTAAAAAATGACTTTAAAAGAATTAAATGAAAAAAAAGAAGAATTAAGAAAAAAATTAGAAAATGCTAAACCAGAAGAATTAGCAGAAATTAGAAAAGAAATTGAAGCATTAAAAGATGTTGAAATTGAAGAAGAAAAAGAAGAATTAGATGAAAGAAGCTTATTGAAAGGAGCAATTGAAGATTTAGAAAAAAGAAGTATAAAACCTTCAAATGCAAAAATTATTGAAAAACCAAACAAGGAGGAAAGAAAAGTGGAAGAAAAGGAACTAATTGAACAAAGAGCAAAAGATTTAAAAGAAGGAAAAACTGTTAAAATTGCTTTTGACAACGAAGAGCAAAGAAGTGTAACAGTACAAGGTGGAACTATATTAGTACCTAAAAAATACAAAAATGAAATTTCAGAAAGCTTCAATGCAGTATCTGGAATGGTCGATATGTTAAATACTGTTCCGTTAAATGGAGGAGATTCTTACAATGTTGCTTTTGAAAAAGGATATGGAGAAGGAGATTATACTACAGAAGGTGGAGAGTATAAAGATATTGATGTTGAAACAGATTATGTTGAAACAGGTAGAGCAAAAATAACTTCATACATAGAAATTACAAAAGAAGTTAAGAAATTGCCAGCGGCTGCTTATTTAGCATTAATATCAAAAAGAGTAACAAGCTCAATTAAGAAAAAAATTGGTGCACAAGCTATTGTTGGAGCAGGCACAACAAACACTATTAAAGGAATTTATAATGCAGATACAAAAGTATTACCAACAGGAGACGGAACAAGTGATATAACATTAACTGGAATAGATGCAGATACATTAAATGAAATAACATTTGCTTATGGAGGAGATGAAGATGTAGAAGCACCTCAAACATTAATATTATCTAAAGCTGACTTGAAGGAATTTGCAAAAGTAAAAACTACAGACGGAAAATTTGTATACAGTATTACAAAAAACGGAGGTAGAGGAACAATATCTTATAAAGATGGAGGATTAGCAGTACCATTTGTTATCAACTCAGCTTGTAATTCTATTTCTGCAAAAGCTACAACAGCAGGAAAATATACAATGATATATGGTTCTTTAATGGACTTTGAATTACCTGTATTTTCTGATTTAGAAGTACAAGAAAGTACAGATTATCAATTCAAAAAAGGTATGATTTGTTATAGAGCTGATGCAATAGTTGGTGGAACAGTATCTAAATATAACGGATTTGTAAGAGTAAAAAAAGGTACAGCTAGTGTCTAAAGGATAAGGAGGCTATATGGAAGAGTTAATAAGATTAACAAAGCAGTCATTAAGTATAATTAGTACAGCGAGATTAAAAGATGATGAAATTGAGTTGCTTATAAAAGCGGGGATAGCGGATTTGAAAAGATTAGGAATAAATGCATCAGATATGACAGAAGATAGTCTGATTCAATCTGCTATTATTATGTTTGTAAAATCTAATTTTGGAAATACAGACATTAAAGAGAAGGAATTAGCACAAAAAACATATAGCCTTTTGTGCAATAATTTAAGTTTAAGTTCTGAATATAAAATAAAAGAGGAGGTAGATGACAATGCGTGATATTAGTTGCAAGTTGTTATCTACAACTTTAATAACAGATTCAATAGGTGTACAAAAAGAAAAGGTAGAAGAGATTGAAATTCCAATTATAAAAGTTGAAGATATTTACGAAAAAGAGTTCTATAGAGCTAATGAACAAGGATATAAACCTACTTTGAGATTAAGGATTAGTAGTCTAAACTATGATGATCAAGAAGAGCTTATATACATGAATAAAAAATATTCAATTATAAGAAAACAAGAGATTACAGCAGATGAATTGATATTAGTTTGCGAGAGGAAAGTAAAGAATGTCAAATAGTATAAAACCGGAACAATTAGAAGAAGAGATAATGAAATATTTGCAAGATTATGAAGAGGATATAGAAGATGGTGTAAAAGAAACTACTGATACTATAACCAAACAAGCAGTACAAGAGCTAAAGAAAACATCTCCGCGAGGAAAAGGAACAAGAAAAAATCCGTACCACAAAGGTTGGACAAAACAAAAAGGAAAAGTAAGTAACGGTAAATATACTGTAAAGATTCACAATAAAACAAATTATCAATTAACTCATCTTTTAGAGTTTGGACATGCTACTAGAAATGGTGGTAGAACTAAAGCTGAGCCACACATAAGACCTGTTGAAGAAAAATACAACAAATTATATGAAGAAAAAATAACTACAGTAATTAAAAGGAGGTCTAAAAAATGACGTTAGAAGTACTAAAAATAAGATGTAAAGAAAACAATATTCAATATGCATATGGAAAATTTAAAGAAGTAGTAGAGCCTCCTCATTTAGTTGCAATAACAAGAGATACAGACAATTTCATGGCAGATAACATTGTTTATAACAAAAACATACCAATACAGCTGGACTATACATATATAGACAAAGATATTGAAACAGAAAATATAATTGAAAACATTATTCTAAGAGATATTGCTTGGAATAAAACAGAAGAAACTTATTTGTCAGATGAAGAAGTGTGGCAAGTGAGTTATTTTTTTGAAATTTAAAAAGAAAGAAGGAAATAAAAAATGGCAGAAACTAAAAATAAAGTTAAATTTGGATTAAGTAATGTTTATATTGCTAAAATAACAGAAACAGAAGATGGAATAACATATGGAACACCATTTGCAATGCCAGGAGCTGTTGGATTAAATGCAGACCCAGAAGGAGATACAACACCATTTTATGCTGATAATATAAAATATTATATCGCTACTTCAAATCAAGGTTATACAGGAGATTTAGAAATAGCAATAACACCAGAAGAGTTCTTAACACAAATTTTAGGACAAGTAAAAGATAAAAATGGAGCTTTAATTGAAAGTTCAGATAATACAACTGCAAGATTTGCTTTAATGGGAGAAATCGAAGGAGACGTCAAAAAAAGAAGATTTGTTTACTTTGATTGTACTGCAACTAGACCAAGTTCAGAAATGAACACAAATGAAGATAGTAAAGAACCACAAACAGACACAATTTCTATAACAATGTCACCAAGAAGCACAGACAAAGCAATAAAAGCAGTTATAGAACCAAGCGAAACAAACAAATCAGTATATGATACATTTTTCAAAAAAGTATATGAAAAAGATGCTACTGGAGTAGTTTAGGAGGTAATTCATGAAAACAATAGTAATAGATGGCAATAAATATGATATAGAGTGTAATGCTTTAACTTATATTCAGTATAAAAAAGTATTTAATAAAGGAATTTTTGCTGATATGGATATAATTAAAGATTATTTAATTAGACAAACACTTAAAGCAAACGAATTAAAAGAAAAGTATCCACAAATGTCAGAACAAGAAATAGATACACAAGTTGGAAATTACATGAATAATTATATAGATGATTTTATTGAAGTAATAACAAGGATTGCATATATTTTAATTTATTCTGCAAATGAAAAAATAGAAGAGTATGAAAACTGGTTAAGAAAGATAAAAAGCTTTAAAATCGACGATGATTGGGTTGCTGAGGTAACGGAACTTGCCGTAGATTGCTTTTGTTGATAATGAAGTTAATGAACAATTAAAAGATGATTCTGGAAATAGTACAAAAATATTATTTCCAGAGCATTATTTTTTAGCTGCTTGTTTGAGAATAGGATTGACTCTTAATGACTTAAAAATGTTGACATACATAGATGTTATGAAGATATTTTTATCAATTACAAATGAAAGCACAAAAAGCAACTCAATAAAAAAAGCAACACAAAGAGATATTGATAGATTGCTAGGATAGGAGGAAAATATGGCAGGGTCAATTAAAGGAATAATAGTAGAAATTGGTGGAGATACATCAGGCTTACAAAAAGCTTTAAGTAAAGTAAACTCTGCCACCTCTAGTTTAAGTAAGGAACTTAGAGGAATAAATTCTTTACTTAAGCTAGATCCGAAAAATACAGAATTAGTAACACAAAAACAACAAGTGTTGTCGGAAACAATAAAAGAAACAGAAAATGAGCTAAAATTATTACATTCTGCATATGACAGAACAGTAGAAGCAGAAGTAAATGGAAGTAAAATTTCGGAAAAAAACTGGAGAAATATACAAAGAGAAATTATTAATACTGAGAATAAATTGAAAGCATTAAAGTTAGAAGCATCAAATTGGACTAAAGCTGGGAAAAGTATAGAAGAATATGGAGAAAAAATAACTAAAGTTAGTACAAGAGTTGAGAATTTAGGAAATAAACTAACAAAAGTATTAACTACAAGTATAGTGGGAACAGGAGTGGCTACAGTCAAATCTGCAATGGATTTTGAAACTGCATTTACAGGAGTAGAGAAAACAGTTGATGCAACAGATGAACAACTTACAGAATTAAAACAAGGAATAAAAGATTTGACAAAAGAAATTCCGTCAAGCACAACAGAAATTTCTGCTGTTGCTGAAGCAGCTGGGCAACTTGGAATACAAACAGACAATGTATTGAGCTTTTCAAAAGCAATGATTGACTTAGGAAATTCAACTAATTTAACAGCAGATGAAGCAGCATCTCAATTGGCTAAATTTGCAAATATAACCCAAATGTCACAAAAAGATTTTGATAAATTAGGTTCTTCTATAGTAGATTTAGGAAATAACTATGCAACAACAGAAGCAGATATAGTAAATATGGCAATGAGACTCGCTGGTGCAGGACATCAAGTTGGAATGTCTCAAGGACAAATCTTAGGATTGGCTACAGCTCTAAGTTCAGTTGGTATTGAGGCTGAAATGGGTGGCTCTGCAATATCAAAAGCAATGGTAAAAATGCAGAATGCAGTTGAAATGGGAGGAAGCAAACTAGATGTTGTGTTAAAGAAAACTGGAAAAACATTAAGAGAATTAGAGTTAATGTCTGCAAATGATTCAAAAGGATTTAAAGAATTGTCAGATAGTATTGGCATGACAAGTACAGAGGTAAAACAGTTGATAACAGCGGGAACAAACTTGGAAGATTTTGCATCTGTTTCAGGGATGACAGCAGAACAATTTAAAAAAGCATGGAAAGAAGATGCTTCCGGAGCATTATCAGCATTTATAAAAGGATTGGGGAATGCACAAGATAAAGGAGAAAGTGCTATCACAATGCTTTCAGAAATGGGATTAACAGAAGTAAGATTGAGAGATTCTTTATTAAGAGCTGCAAATGCAGGAGATTTGTTTAATAATGCTATAGAAACAGGTACTAAAGCATGGGATGAAAACACAGCATTAACAAATGAAGCAGATAAAAGATATAAAACTTTAGAGAGCAGATTTAAGAAAACTTTAAATAAGACTAATAATTTGGCAATAAATTTAGGCGAGAAACTAACACCTTCTATAAGTGGAATACTTGATAAAGCTGATAAGTTTATTGAAAGACTAGATAACTTATCAGAAGAAGAAACAGAAAATGCAGTAAAAGTAGGTTTGATGGTTGCAGCACTTGGACCTTTAGTTAAAATCTTTGGCAAAATAGGTACAACAGCAGGAAGTACTATTAAAGGAATAGGTTTATTTTCACAGGCAATAGGAGTAATGAAAACTGGGGCAAAGTCTGGTGTAACAGAAATTGACAACCTTGCAAAAGGTTTAAGCATATTAACAAGCCCAGCTGCACTTGCAGCAACAGGAATTACTATTGCGACAGGAGTTATAATAGCACAAACAAAGAAAGCTGAACAAGAAGTGACAAATTCACTAGAAAATGTAGGAAATGGAGCTACAAATTTTATAAATGGAATCAGTTCAGCAACATCTCATTTAGATAGCTTCAATAGTACATTGTTTGCAAGTTCGCAAGAACAGGAAGATTTAAAAAAGAATATGGATGAAGTACAACAAGGTATTACAGATATTTGTAAAAAAGCAGCTGATGAAAGAAGAGGATATACGCAAGAGGAAATAACACAACTTGATGAGTATTTTAATAAACTAAGAGAATTGAAAAACAGAGAAATAGAAATTCAACAAAGTGTAGCAAATGCAATATCACAACAAGCAATAACAAATGCAGAAAGTTTTCAAGGAACATTGGAAGAATATAAAGTTCAATCACAAGAATGGATAAAAACTGCAGAAGAACAGAAAGATTCAACACTTAATATAATTAAAGATGGAACAACACAAGAAATAGCATTATTAAACCAAAAGTATGGCGAACAAGCTAACATGCAAAATGAGGCATATTCAAAAGAATATAACAACATAATGCAACATCAACAGGAAAAAATAGATGCAGCTAATAGTGAAGTTGCGAAAGTAGTAGAGGCATATTCAAATGGATATTTACAAAGAGCTAATCAAGATAATAGTTTTTATAAAACTTTTACAGAATATAATAAGAAAATTGAAGATGAAAACCAAAAACATGCAGGAAATATAGACAACATAAATAACAATGTTCTTTTAACTCAATATAATAAAAACAAAGCTAAAGAAGATGAAAACTATAGGCATGAACAAGAAACTAAAAAAATATGGCAAAAGATGTATAAAGACATGGACGAAAGTCAAGAAGAACAATTAGGAGTTTGGCTAGCTCAAGTGGCACAGACTGAACTATATGGTGGGAAGATAGATGAGAAGACGCAAAAAATTGTAAGTTCTATTGTAGATAGCTACGATTCTATGCCAAATAAGACTAGAGATGCAATGAAAAATGCAATGGAACCGATGCTTACAGAAATGGAAAACAAAGAACCATCTTTATTTGCTAAAGCGACAGGAATTGCAGAAGGAATTTTGAGTAGATTGAAAAAAGCATTTGACATACATTCTCCTTCAAGAAAAGTTAGAAAAATCTTTAACTTTGCTATGGAAGGAGCAGAAGTAGGAATTGAAGATAAAGAAAATGCTTTATATAGTAAAATAAAAAACATATCTACTACAGCTTTAGATAAATTTAAACAGTTAGGAAATGATATACAGATGGGAGCTATAAATCAATCAGTAATAGATAATACTAAGACTGTTTTTACTACTCCACAAATAGTATTTAATGTACAAGAATTAGATGAAGCAAAATTAAATCAATGTTTTAATTATATTAACAGAAAATTTGGCAGTAAATATTGAAATTTGTAAAATATTGGTATATACTTTTCACGAAGGAGGAAAACCATGAAAAAGAAGATACTAATTTCAATAATTGTTATTTTAATTTTTGCTATTTGTCTTTTATTATTTGTTTTTCCAAAAAATAAAAGAAATAAAGGCGTTGGAACTGCGGGAATAAGCAAGAAAGAATTTGACGAAATTGTAATAGGAAAAACAACTCAGTTCGAATTAAACAAGATAATTGATAACAATGATGAATGGGAAAATGATGACATATATGCAAAGTGTGTGGAGGAGATATCAAAGTCAAAAGAAGATAAAAAGTATATATACACTTACAAATATTATGGAGAAAATGGAGGATATGCTATAATTACTTTGCAAGCCGATTACTCAAATGGTTATTTTTACAATGATGTAATAGTAACCAAAAAAGAAAATTTCGGATTAAAATAAACACTCTAACAAGGGTGTTTATTTTTTATCAGATATATCTACTATTCTATTTCTAACTCCAAGTGTATCAGCATCTCCAAAAACTCTTTCTATTGCATATTGGTTTAGAATAAACTCAATTTCTTTATTAAGAGAACGACCATCTGCTTTAGCAAAAGTACGAATGTTATCTATTACTTGTTTATCAATTTTTAATGGATATTGATATATATTACTCATAAAATCACTCTTTCTAATTAAGATATCTTTATTATATCATACATATTGAAAAAAAGTCAAAAAAATTTAAAAAAAGATATTGACAATATTAGAAAAATAGTATAAGATATCTAAAAAGATATCTGAGAGATATCTAAAAGGGAGAAGGTGAAAAAATGGAAAAGAAAAAGAACATTCCATTCCCATTAAGGATTAATGAAGAATTAAAAAACTTTTTGACAATGAAAGCAAGGGAAAGAGGAATAACACGAAATACTTTAATAAGTAATTTACTGTGGGAGTATAAAGAAAAAAATGAAAAAAAAGAGAGATAATGTACGGTCGGCAAACTACAACATTATCTCTAACAAAAGAACAAAGTTCTTATCTATGAATATTATATCACGGATAAAGACTTTGTTCAAGTACCAAAATTGAAAAATTTTGAAATTGAAAGGAGTCTTTTTATTATGCCAAAATTAGAAATTGAATATAGAACAAAAAAAGCAAGACAAAGAAAATTATTTTAAAGATAGTACTTATTTTACTTTTGCAATTAAAGATAGAACTACTGTAATAAGTATTGCACCAAATGAAACAGAAAAATTAAGCGATATTGTATATGGAATTGAGAGAGAATTACAAGATGGGCACCATTTACAAAGTGAAGAAAAATTTGAAATTGATGAAGACATAAAATTTATTATGGAATATGAAGAAAAGGAAAATCGCAGAATGGACAATGAATTATATCCATATTTTAAATTTATAGCTCAAAATAAAAATAATCCAGAAAAACTAAATCAATTATTAAGACATGTAAACGGAGGTGCTGAACAATGCATATAGTTAACATATGGGGAATGTGGTTTTTATTTGCAATGCCACTATTAATATCAATAGTATTGGTGCATATTGAAGGAGTAGAAGAGGGTAAGAAAAGTAGAAAAAGGAGAATAAAGTAAGATGAATGATCTAATGATAATAGAAAAAGTAAGAGGATATCAAGACGAAAAAGGAGTAGTACGATTAAATTTAGAGGATGTAGCTAGAGGATTAGGTTTTACACAAATTAAAAATAAAATTGAATATGTAAGATGGGAAACTGTCAAAGGATATCTAAAAGAATTTTCTTTCCCAACTAGTTGGGAAAATCCATCACAAGAATTTATACCAGAAAATATATTTTATAAACTATGTTTTAAAGCTAAAAACGAAATAGCAAGGAAATTTCAAGATATAGTAACAGATAAGGTCTTACCAGCAATAAGAAAAACAGGAGGATATATAGCTGGAGAAGAAAGCATGAATGAGGACGAGTTAATTCTAAAAGCTATGAATGTATTAAATACAAAAGTTGAAAATTTAAGAAAAGAAAATAAAGATTTACTTGCAGAAAACAATAAAAAAGACCAGCTCATTGGAGAATTAAAACCTAAAGCAGATTATACAGACAGAATATTGCAATGTGATGATTTAACAAAAGCCAATGTAATAGCTTGTGATTATGGATTTTCAACAATAGAGTTTAATAAAATATTAAATAAATTTGGTATTCAATACAAACAGGGCAAAGATTGGCTACTATATAAGAAATATAGAGGAAAAGGATATACACAAACAAAAACATTTGAATTTACACATTCAAATGGAACAAAAGGAAGTAGAACAAGTATGATGTGGACACAAAAAGGCAGATTATTCTTATACGAGTTTTTTAAAACAAAAGGAATACTTCCAAGAATGGAAGAGGAACAAATATCAATATGTTAAAAATAAAGCATCAGTAAAACTGGTGCTTTTTACATACTTTAAAAGAGGTGTATTATGATAAGAGAATTTAAACTAACAAATGAAAAAGGGCAAGAGTTTTCATTGATGGATATAGAAAAATATTGTCTACTAACAGACCCATCCGGTTTAGGATATAGTTATTCAACAGAATATGAACAATTAGGAAACAATCTTTTAACAAATTTAAGAAAATTAGAGCAAGGAATAATAACTGGGATTGCTAATTTTCTATATTATGATAACTTTATGGACTTTGGAAATTTTATTGAAAGTGCTAAGAAACTACAATTTATATATAGTGTACCATACAGAAACGAGAAAAAAGTTTTTTACAGAGATGTTAATATAAAGTCGTTAGATAAAAGCGAAAAACAGACAAATGGAATTATATCAGAAACTATTGAATTTGAATGTCTTTCTTTGTGGTATGAACAAAATGAAACTATATTCAAAATAGAAACATACGAAGACGAAATGAGATATAATTACAGATGGAATAGTAGATATATAGATTATAATACAAGAGCAATACAATTTAATAATAAAGGTCATGTAGATGCACCATTTCAAGTTGAGATTGACGGATTTGTACAAAATCCAACAATCTCTATTTTTGTTGAAGATGAAGAGTATGCTAGTATAAAGATACCAATAACAATCAATGAATATGAAAAATTATTATATTCTAGTAAAGTTGGTGAAATATACATACAAAAACAAAATACCGATGGAACTAAGGTTAGCTTATGGAAAAATCAATATATAGATATAAAAAAACAAAACATATTCAAATTACCACTTGGAGTGTCAGAAGTTAGGCTAACTGCAGATGATGATGTATTAAATGCAAAATTAACAATATTTCCACAATACAAGGTGGTGTAGACATGAGCGTTAAAGTAACATTTAATAATAAAGAATATGAACTGATTTATAATGAACAAAGTGGATTATATGAGATAGAATTAGAAGCACCAAAAACTGGTGGAGTATATAATGCGGAAATAACATTTAAAGACTCAATAGAAAGTATTGAAACATCAATAAAAAAGATTCAAATATGGGCAAAAGAAAAAAACACTAATATCTCACAAGAAACTTTAGTGTATTTTTTAGACAAGACAGACTTAGAAATAAAAGATGTTATAGAATTTGAAAATTATGAATATGTCATAGATGAAGAAACAAATCAAAAGACGATATTTAATGTAATGAAGAAAGTTAATGCTGAAAATGGTGATATTGTTGTTTTACAAAGACGTGGAAAGATAGACTATTCAGGAATAGTTGAAGATTTTGAAAATGCAGATGGAGAGTTAAAAAGAGAAATTACAATCAAATATATTTCTAATCTATTTGATAGAAAAGTAATACTAAATAATGAGAATCTAATAAAAGAAGTGGGGATTGAAGATTTTATTGAAAAAGAGATATACGATAATTTTACAAATTCTGATGATGAATTACTGAATTATAAATGGCTTGATGTTGAAGTAAAAACGCATACAAAAATACAAAAATCTGTAGATAATGAAAATGGTATTTATAATTTTCATACATTTATAACTAACTGTACTCAAAATTATAATATTATCTTAGATTTTACTTATGATCAAGGAAGAATAAAATTAACAATATATAAACAAGATGCAGAAACACAATTAATAGATACAACAATACCAGATATAAGTAATTATATAGAAAAATTTGAAACAAGTGTTACAGCAAAAGTTATAGTAAAAACAGATACAGACGTACAAACTTGGTATTTATTAAGTGATAGAACTACAACACAAAATAAAGATGATTTAAAAAGAGCAATTGGTAAGGTTGAAACAGTATACACTGCAAAATCAGAAGATGCAAGACAAACAGCACTAGATAAGTTCAAGTCAAATACGTATAATCATTATATTTCATTTAAAATAAATAGAAATAGTAAATTATTTGATGTTGAAAATATGAAGATTGGAACACCTCTAAGCGTAAGAACTAACAACAATATAATATTAGATACATATGTTTCAGCTATAAAAGACAATGGAAGTAATTTTATTGAAATAACGTGTGGGAACATGAGAGTTAATTTTATAGATAAAATATTGAAAGAAAGGAACAAATAAAATGATAAAAGGTTTTAGATTTACAAATCAACTTGCAAATGCAGAAGTAGATGCAAGAATACATCAAGAGTTTTTAAATAAAAATGATGGTATTTTTTACGGAATGGGATTAAGCTATACTAATAATTCAATAACTATTTCAGAAGGATTGTGTGAAATTGCAGGTAGACCGATTGCAGTTATAGATAGTGAAACCGTGAATGTGGGAACAGAAAACTTATATTGCTTATTAATATTAGAGATTGATTTATCAAAAGATTCAACAAAGGATGTATTTAATCAAGCATCTTTTAAATTATTGACATCAAGTACAAGTTATCCAACAGTAACTCAACAAGATATTAATATGTATAACGGTTCAAATAATTTATATCAATTAGAATTTGCAAGATTCAAAAGTGGAACTAACGGAATTACTGAATTTAAGGATACTAGAAAATTTTTGAATTTTGATGGTATTTATTCTCAAATTAAAGCTGAATGCCAGACTATTATTAATCAGATTAAGCAAGAGTTGGCAAGTGTAGAAGATGGTAGTTCGTATTTATTAAAGAGTGGGGGGAAAATAGATGGAAATTTGGAAGTGTCTAATAACATTAAGTGTGACAATATTACTAATAATGCTCGGAAGTAAAGTGGTATATAATGACAGAATTGCTGTTATAGAAGGAAATATTACGTTAGAAGCAAGTTCTGATAACTCGTCACATCAAACGTCGTGGCAATTAAATTTTCCAAACGGATTCAATTCAAATAATTGTGTTTGTGTTGCATTTGGAACAAAATTATATGCAGATAGCAAAGCAGGATATGCATATGGAACTGGATTTGAAGGTGCAATCGGGCTGGGCTGTGGCGATATTCCCAAAAGTATCGAATTAGGACAAATAAACAACTTAGATAAGATATGGTGTCAAGCTTACAATACATCAGGTGCGGAAAAAACATTGTATTATAGAATTGTTTTATTAAAAACACGATAGGAGGCATTAAATGTCAAAAATACAAGAAATCATAGTAGAGCCAAACAAGATTGTTGTAGGCTCTACTTTTAAATTGAAAGTAAGAGTAATAGATAGTTATCTAAATAAGAAAAAAATAGTTTCAGAAAATAGAAAAATTATAGCTACAGAAGATGGAAAAAATATAAGAACGGAATGGGGTGAGTAGTATGTCAGAAGAGATTAAAGTTAGTGAAATGCAAGAGGCGAAAGAAATAAATGATGAAGATTTACTTATGCTTATTCAAAAGAATGCAAATAAAAAAGTAACTATTAAACAAATAAAAAACTTATTTCAAATAATAGATAATTTAACAAGTGATTCCACAACAGATGCTTTGTCAGCGAATCAGGGTAAAATATTAAACGAAAAAATAACTAATGCAAATATATATTCTACATCAGAAACAAATACTGGCAAAAAGTGGATAGATGGAAAAGACATATACAGAAAAGTAATAGAGTTAAGTAATATACCTGCATCGACGGCGGAATATTCTTATAATGTTGAAAATATAGACAAGATAGTAAATGCACAAGCATCATGGTATGATACAACAGACAAGGCAACATTTGTAACAAATTTAAGATATGACGGTACTGGTGCATATATAAGATTTATTTATTTAAAAGACAAATTCAAAGTAGAAACAGCATTCGATTGGTCAAAAAGGACATCTGATGTAAGTGTAATTATAGAATATACGAAGCAGGAGGAGTAAGATGGTAAATAAAATATTAATAAGAAAGTCTGACAGAAAGACATTGCACAAAGATAGAAGAAGTTTAGGAATGAGTGGGGAGAACTTACAAGAAGTTCTTCTTTTCTGTTTAGATGAGAGAATAGAAGGAACAGGAATAGTAGAAGTAGAGTTGCCAGACGGCAAAAAAGGAATGATAGAAGTTGAACGCACCGAAGAAGGCTATGAACTACCTGTAAAGTCAAGCCTTTTAACTCAAACTGGTTTTGTAAAGTTTCAATTAAGAATATTGCATGATAATGAAGAAATCTTCAAATCAGAGATAATAGCATTAGAGGTAAAAGACTCAATAAATGCAACAGAAACTATACCAGAGCAGTACCCAACATGGATTGATACACTAACAAATCTAAAACAAGATTTAGAGAAATCAGAAAGTGAAAGAGTATCAAATGAAAATGAAAGAATATCAGCAGAGAAAACAAGACAAGAAAACTTTACTAAAATGCAAAAAAAATCAGAAGAAGCAGTCAGCAACATAAAAGATTTAACAGACAAGTACAATGAAAATGACAAGCAAAAGACAGAAGCATTCAATAAGAACTTTGAAGAAAAGCAGAAAGCAATAAATGATAATGCAGAAGCAAAAACAACAGCATTTGGCGAAAACGCAGAAGCACAAACAAAGACATTCAATACTAACTCAGATGATAAACTAGCAGAATACAATAGAAATCATACTGCTAAAATGAAAGAGTTTGACGACAATTATGATACAAAGACAAAAACATTTGATGATAATGCTGCAGCTAAATTAGATAAGTATAATAAAAACACTGAATTAAAAGAGAAATCTTTCAATGACAATGCTGGAACTAAAACAGAGACATTTAATTCTAATGCTGCAGATAAACAAAATGAGTTTGATGAAAACGCTTCTGATAAGTTAGCTGAATACAATCAAAATGCAAAAGAGTTAATCAACAAAGTTGAGCAAGTTCAAGCTGAGAATGAAACTCTAAAAGCCGAAAACAAGTTAATTAAAGAGCAAATACCAAGTGCTAGTGCGAGTGGAAATTCAATACATGTTGAGGATAGCGGAAGTTTGGAATTGGAGTGGAAGCTTAGAAGTGAGCATTATCAAAAACAAACAATTCAAAACGATAATCTTTTAATTTTAGAAGATACAACTATAACAACAAATGGAATAACACTTGTAATTAAAGATGGAGTAATAACAATAAATGGAAATTCAATAGCATCAACTAATATAGACTTTAAGATAAAAAAGAAATTAAAAGCAGGAACTTATTGGCATATGGTTCAGAGAAGTGGTAGTGCACCATCTGGAAATGTAGGGTTTCTTGTAATGAAATCAGGTGGTTCAATAGCATCAATAAACGGTCGTGGTGGTGCTACATTTACTTTAAAAGAAGACACAGAAGTATTTTACAGGATTTGGACTGATAAGAATAATACTATATCTAATGTTGTATATAAATGTATAATAAGCGAAGGCTCAGATTCAAAAGCATGGTGGCAAGGAATACCAGATAGTCCAAGTCTGGATTATCCAAGCGAGATTGAAACAGTAGGAAGTAATGTAAATGAATTAAAATTAAAAAATGGAAAAAGTATAAAAGCATATGGATTAGATGTTAGTATTGATAACGGCATTATTACAATAAATGGAACTGCAAATGAATATTATCCAACTTTCTTAATAAGCGGAGATGGAGAGATTGAAACAAGGTTGGGGGTACCAAACATAAATGCTAATCCGAATTGGTATAATTCAATCGCATTAGCTAAGAGAGATTACACATTAAAATTTGAATACATTAGTGGAGATGGCGGGACTGCTTACAGACCGTATGTTTTCATACATACAAGTGATGGTAAAAATTCAGAGTTTTCGCAAGGGAATAGTACTAAAATTAAAAATTACACAGGAGAAATAGATGGAATAAGTTTTTATGTTGATAAAAATCAGACATTCAACAATTATAAATTCAGAGTTTATGTAGTAAAAGGTACATATACTAAAGATACAATACCGCCTTATTCTTCATTTGGAATGGGTAGTGTAGAAATAGATGTGGTAAATAGTAACTTGCTAGATTTTAATGTTGCACAAGATAGCAGAGTAACAGTAAATGAAGATGGAACATTAACAATAAATGGAACAGGTGGATTTGGTTTAAATATAGATAAATTACAATTAAAAGCAGGTATCACATATTATCAAAAAGTTGAGCTGATAAGTGGAAGTATTTCTGGTTCAAATATAAACAATACTTTTTTAAGCTTTGCCGGAGCTGGAGCATGGATTTCAAGCGAGAACTTTTCACAGACAAATTTAACTAAAGATACAGAAAAAACAACTATCTGGATAAATGCGAGTGCTATATTTAATAATGCAGTAATAAGAATATGGGCAAATATTGACAAGAGCGATTTCGTTAAACACCAATCTCAAACAGCAATAATGCCAATTCAGCAAGAAATGCTAGAAGGGGATTATATAAAAGACGTAGAACATCATGAATGGCAGA